AGGTGTTGAACTGCTCGCCTCTAAGGGCTGAGACCATGTTCCTAAAGAACCTAGCTATGCGCTCTACAAGGGATCTTGGCTTGCCCTGTAAAAGTTTACTGTCTTCTCTTGCTCGCCTGACTAACTCAGCAACAGATTCTTCTGCCTGATCTACTGGGCTTAAGTCATCGTAGTTGTTTTGCGCCCACTTGAGGAATGTTTGTGGCTTGCCATCTCTGTCTTTTGTGGGGTGTATCTTCTTGCTTGCTGCCCTTGAAAGAAGATTCCATTCTTTGTTGGTGAACAGATCCAGCTTACGCATGGCATGGATCATTTCGTGATCTAGAAGAGCTAGTAATTCTGCTTCTACCTGAGCATCTGTCAGGGTCTTACCCTGCATAGCTTTGTCTATTGACAAGAAAATAGTATTTATTCTTGGGTCGTAATAGGCCTCTGCTCTGTCTTCTGGGTCTGCCTGATCATCCCGAACAAGCTGGTACTTGGCTTCTCTAGCTAAAGCGGCCTCACCACCAATGACATCTGCATCTATATCGCCGCCCTGTCTGGGCCTTATGCCGTAGACAAGATTGCCCAGAGGGTCTTTGACCGCCGTCCTGAGCGCATAATCTAGGCTTAGGCCAACGTCCTTCAAACCAAACCCTGTCATCACCTTCTTGATTGCAGAGCGTAATCGATCAACATCTACAGATGGCGCAGGCAAAGCGAGCGTTTCTTGCTGTTGCTCCACCACAGGCTCAACTGGAGCAACCGGCTTAACACCCTGCTTGGCAATGTCCTTACGCAACTCCTGCATAGACTCAGCGCCACTTTTGGTCGCTATGTTTATACCTGTAGCGTTAGCTAAGACTATTTCGCCTGCATCTGGGCTTTCTTGCAGGGCTTGGACAGCAGCACGGAACTGCGCCCCTGTGTACTTGGGCAGCTTGAATGTGGGCAGCTTGGTGGGCTTGTCAAATCGTGGCAGTGATCTAAGACGTTGATATAGCAGCCTAGCCTCAGCAACAGACAGGTCGTTTACCGACTTGATCGTCTTCTTGCCAAGAATTCTAGACGCAAGGTACTTGACCTCTGGAGATCCCACTTTGGAGGTTATGTTCTTTGCTTCTAACAGCGACTGCATCTCTTGGAAGTTGCCATCGACGTTACGCATAACGCCTTTTTCGACGGCAGCCTTGCCAGTGGCGTTGTTTAGTTGGTTGGCATAAACCCTAGCATCAGCCTCGGTCTTGAACTTAACCAGCTTAGGCGGCTTCTTCTTGGGGTTTGCTTTGATTTCAGCGTCTTTCTCTAGGACGGTCAGAGGTCTGCCCTGAAGCACCTCGCCTGCGCTGCTCCTGATAATAGGGTTGCCAGCTTTACTGAGATCAGCCTTGTACGTTTCTGTCTCTGGAAGACCATTTACCCGTGTATCGGTAAGGTTATATAGCTGGTCTTCTTTCAGTACGCTTCTGACTTCTTCAATGGTGAAGTTGTTTGTTACTGGCAGACCCTTACGCAGACGCTTCGCGTTGATGCGCTGAGAGGCAGTCATCTTGGACGGCCCTACACGGTTTTCTACCAGTGTTTTGACATCAGCAACCTCATCAAAACCACGGTCTTGTGTGGTCTCTGCTGCGCTATCTACGGCAACAGATGTGTAGGTGTTGGAGTCAGGATGGTTTACAGCGAAGTTGTAGGATTGAAGTGTAGAAGCTTGATCTGTGTCATACGCTTCTGGGGATGTGGAGATGACGGCGTCACCAGCAGAAAAGACGTTGTCGTTGATGATTTCGTCATTAAGAAACCCAGCAAGAGCGAAGGCATCTTCTGAGTTGTTGAGTGGTATGCCGAACTGCTGACCAGAACTGTCTTGTACGGTAAAGACGGGAGCGCCAGCCTCATCTAGCTGAGTGGTGTCTCCTAAAGCACCGCCAAACTCTTGTGGCAGGTTAACCGTGAATGAGTTGTCTGCTGATGGGAAGCTATCGCCCATTGTCTGGCGTATCTGTTGAGCATAGGCAAGCATTGGCTGCTTTGGGTATCGCCTTTGAATCCCTGCGGTAGGCTCTGCGACAGTGGTGATCTGCAACCCTGTCTGCTGAGGCACACCATTCACGGAGGTAATCACCTCGCCGCCACCGGGAACCTCAACAAAGGTTGTGACCTGCTCTGTAGGCTTACCCTTGTTTCTTATTCTGGTCTTTTCTTCTGCTTGGAAGGTCTGGCCTGATGCATCAGATATGTTAACTATTCTTGCAGGAGTCTTTAACTTGGTTGTGAGCGCCCTGCCTGTAGGTGGAGCTATCTGAGCAGGATCTACTTCTGCTCCAGCAGCCTGCCTACGAGCCTCAGCGGCAGCCTTTACGTCTAGATTAGACTGAGCATCTATATCGGCTTGTTCTGCAAGGTCTTTGGGTAGGTTCGCCTGCCTTTGGTTCTGGGCATCTTCTAGGTCTTCTCTTTTCTTTCTTTCTGCTTCTTCTGAGGATTTGAAGGCATCTTTGTTGCGCCTTCCAGCTACAGCGTTCAAGACTAAGTCAGCGCCTGCGCCAATAGCACCGCCTACGGTGAAGTCATCCATCAGGTTGCCACCACCAACCTCCAGCGCCTCGTTGTATACGCCCTTTTCAACAGCGTCTTGCAACAGGCTTGCGGTTACTTCCTGAACGCCCTCAACCGTGCCTGACATCAGGGCTGACCTAAGACGTTGACTGATGCCAGAAGGTAGCTGATCACCCGCTTCTAGGCCTCTAAGCCTACGCAAAAGCCTTACAGGCGTAGCAAGCTCTGACAGACCCACCATAGTGCCGCCGACAATGGCAGCGTCTTCTTGCCCCTCAGAGACATCAAGACCTGCGTCACGGGCAGCTTGTATTCTTTGTGCTTGATCACCAGCGCCTGTGCCTGCCGCTAGTATGCCAGCGGCTCCTAGCTCACCAGCCTGAACCGCTCTGCTTGCCTGTATGCCCTTGCCAGCCAGACCAGCAAGCCGCACCGCTGCGGTAGGGGTGAAGAACGACGCAAACGATCCAACGCCTTCGCCAAACTTGGTAAGCCATTGATCCCTATATGCGAGATCAGCCCCCATAGACTCTTCTATTGCAGCACGGCCTTCTCTCGCAGCGCGAACCAAGTCGTTCTCTTCGCCGCTATCTATTAAGTCCTCAAGGCCTACTGCGTTGGTGCCTGCATCAGCAAGCTCTGCAAGACCTTCGCCAGCAGACAAGAACGCATTGGCGAAACCGCGACCTACACCCTTGGCAGTCTCAAAGGCTTGACCAGATGCGGTTCTTTCTTCCTCAAATGGGTCAAAGCCTAGATCATCAGCGGTTGCAACATTGTTTCTTATGAGCCTTTCGGCAAGGTCTTTTTTACTCATTCCATCAGGAACGTCATATACAACAAGGCCGTTTGGGAGCGTTACATCCATGCTAGATATTCTGCATATCGTTAAAGTTTACGCCGTTTGGATTCGCTCTCCCTGCTGCACTGGCAGTGGGATCTTCTGGAATCGCGGCAGCAGCAGACATATCAATGCCAACGTCATTGCCAAGATCTGTTATAAGCTGGCCTAGTCTAGCTTCATACTCTGGATGAAATGGAGTTAGAAGAGCGCCATCACTTCCTTGCATACTAGCAATTCGCTCTTTAGCAGTGTCAACAACTCTCTTTTGCTCAAGACTCAAGCTTGTTCTGCTGGATCTGTTTGCAATAGAGTCGTAATACCTAGCCCGTAAAGCCCTGTCACGGGCCTTTTCACGCACATCCTGTGCAGCAACGCCTGCCTTAGACAGACCCTCTGCTAGGTCACCCTTAGCAATGCCAGCGCCAAGCTGTATCAGGGCAGCGCCAAGGGCTTCTTTCTTGGCAAGCTCTTCCTTGCTCATGAGGCCAGCCTCACGGGCGGCCCTAGCTTGTTGTATGTAACGATCCGCTGCTTGCTGCGCTGTTTCTTGATCAGGGGCCGCTGTCTCAGTTGCTACCTCTGTCTCTTTAGTTGTTGCGTCATCAGTGCCTGTTACGGCAGCGTCTTGGTCTTTTGCTTCTTTGGCTAATCTTTCAGCTTCCAATCTATCGTCACGAATCTGTGCCGCCCTTAGGTTGCGCCCTCTTGGATCTCCTTGTGGCCCCGTGTCAAAGAAATTGGGATCTGCATCTTTTCTTCTTCTGGTCGATCCTCTTCTGCGTTCAGGCTTTGGTTGAGCAGCCAGCCCTTCTTGTGCCATACGCTCTGCTGTAGCAGGATCAACCTGAAAATCCTTGACCATATCAGCAACTTGGCGGTTATATTCTCTTGTGCCGTACTCTGGCAGCCCTAGCCCAGATATCTCATCAGTTCTAGACTCAAGATTCTTTGCACCGCCCATCAAGTAGTTAAGACGATCAGTAACAGCCGATCCGGGGTCTCCAATGGCCTCTCTAGACTGCCTTAAAATGTCTAGTGAGCCGCTTATGTCAGTGGTAGGTGGTATCTCACCCTTGGCAGCGTCCTCTATGATCGCAGAAACAGGGTTGTTATCTGTAGTGATCAGGCCTTTCGGGTCTACTTTAGTGTTTTCTGCCATGCGAATGACATCGCCTGCTTCAGCTTGCTTTCTCGTAGGCTGTCGAGCCACAAGCGGCAATGCATTCTCTAGCTCTGGAAGCGTTGATACACGGCTTTGTCTGATAATCTCGCCAACCTCTGGTGTCTCTCTTCCACCAAAGATGCCGGTCATTAGTTCTGTGGTTGTTTGCGGCCCTTCAACAGCCCTACCTTCAGCCGTTTGTTTGGCTGATCTTTGCATTCGGTCAAACCTAGATTGATCAAGCATGCCCTCTACAAGGCCTTCGGGGAGAGGAGGCTCTTGACCCAGCACGGGAAGGTTCATCGACTCTGTGGTTACAACGCCTTCTCTCATTTGAGGAAGCGGGAAGTCTCCAAGCATTCCTTGCGGAGGCTGCGCTGAAGCGACAATGTTTGGTCTGGGGGTTGGGAACTGTGTTTGACCAGAATCACCCTGACTCAGGTTTGCCTGCTCAATCATGCTTGTGATCTGACCGGGACTATACTCAGACCTAGACTCCATCATAGCCATTGGTGACAAGATTCTTGCTCTCATCTCAGGATCTGAAAGGTCAACCTCTGCGTCAGGGTCTATGCCAAGCTGACCAGATATGTAGTTAACATAACTACTTGTATCGTTTTCTGAGGGAGGAGCAAACCTGTTTATCAAGCCACGGACAGTATTGATTCCGCGCTTTGTGCCGTAGGTGGTAAGTACTTTGTCGGCAGCACGAACCCCGTACATTGGGTCTTCAAAGCTTACAAAGCCTGAATCTTCGCCTGACTCCCCAAGAAATCCTTGGTCATACCGCCTGATGTTGTATGGGTTGTTTATTCTCTGACCAATAATAGATGACTGTGCAGGAGTTTGGTCAATCGGGAATGTAGCCATCCTGCCTTCAGCCATGCGGATAACCCCGCCTGCTGCCATGCCTTGTGGAGGCATAGGCTGCTGCATAGGCGCTTGAGGCATTGGCTGGCCCATAGGGGGTTGTGGCGTGGGGCCGCCCTGCGGCATAGGCATAGGGCCGCCCTGCGGCATACCCTGCTGAGGCATCATTGATGCTATGCCCTGCGGCTGAGGGTTAACTATTTGCTGGGCAACTGTTCCTTGAGGCTGTTGCTGCTGCCTAGCCTCAAACCTTTTACGCATGTCGCCACGGCGCTGTATCTCGCTGATAACAAGGAACTGAGGCACCTGTGGATTAGGTGCTTTAGCCAACTGCTGTAGCGCCTGATCAGGCAACCCTTTTACGTCATCCTCTAGCTGGATTAGGTTCTGCATCGATTATCCTCTACCTGCCGCCCAAGGCGTTATAAAGACCTACACCACCAATGCCTGCGCCAAGAAGCTGCTGACCGGAAGACGGTTGAACACCATAGCTCGCCATAGTGCTACCGGGAGTAACGGGCAGACCTTGAAGCATGTTGCTGAAGAACCCGATCTGCTCTCTTGGGAACGCTTGCTGACGCAGGAAGTCTTGATAGCCCATATCCAGACTGCGCTGACCCATGCCTCGCTGTATCTCACCGGCAGCCTGCAAGTTTTGTAGCCTGTCAAAGGCCATTGCCTGCTCTTGTCCACCAAGCGAGCTAAGTAGTCGCGCTGCGTCAAGGGCTTGACCTCTGCCAGCTTGATCAGCCTGTAGCCCTGCAAGCCCAAGCTGCGCTCTGTCTTGCGCTGAACGGACGTTAAACTCTCTAGCAGCCATTGCCGCTTGGTTCTGAGCCTGATCCATACGCTCTTGAGTCTCTTGTGCAGAGAGACCCATGCGAGCAGCTTCTTGTTTTGCTTGCTCTCGCGCTTGGAATACTGCTCTAGCTTCTTGTTGTTGAGCCAAAGCCATCTGTTGATTTTGCCCAAACGCATCAGAACGAAAACGCTGCGCTGCTTGATTGGCAGCCTCTTGCTGCTGCTGCGCTGACAGCCCCAGTTGAGCTGCTTGTTGCCGAGCTTGCTCGCCAGCATCAAATGAACGCTGGGCAAACTGCTCCGCTTGAACAGCCCCTTCCATTGTTTGACCAAACGCCCCTTGACGCAGTTGCTCTTGCGCCTGTCTGGCAGCGGCATCTTGTTGAGCCGCAGACAAACCAAGCTTTGCCGCCTGTTGCCTAGCTTGTTCCCCGGCTTGAAAAGATTGCACATCAAGCTCTTGCTGAGACCTTCGACCCGCTTCTGTCTGCTGAAAAGCGCTTTGACTAAATTTTTCTTTGGCTTGTCTAGCGGCATCTTCTTGTTGTTGAGCCGTCATACCAAGTTGAGCAGCTTGCTGCCTCGCTTGCTCACCTGCTTGGAACGAATCAATTGCCATTTTCTGTTGCGCTTGCCGAGCTTGCTCAGTGGTGCCAAATGCAGCCTGCCTAAGCTGCTCTGCTTGCTGCTGCGCTTGTTGTGCTTGAGTACCAGTTTGCAAGCCAAGCTGTGCTTCTTGAAGCCTTGCCGCTCTATCGGCCTCAAAGGCCTGTTGCGCTTGGTCAAAGGCTGCACGACCACCTGTTGCTTGAATATCTTGAAGCTGCTGACCAAGGTTTCTTTCTCGCTCAGACTGCATAACAGCTTCACGATAGCCGCCGAGACCGCCAGCCTGTGCTGCTTGTTGAGAGATGTTTGCTGCTTGAGTATCAGAGGCTCTTCTTGCCTCTCTCTTCTCTATGTCAGTCACAAGCTGCTGATAAGGATTCATGTAATCCTGAATTGTAGCCGTGTCTGCAACAGTCCCTGCTTGAAAGCCGGGGCCAAAGTCACCTTTGCCTGTATACTGAGACTGTAAGTCCCTTGCGGAGTAATCTTGCCCTAACTCACGAGCTATGTATCCGGGGTCAAAAGAACCAGCTTCGTAGCCTACGTTTAGATCCCCTGCTTGATAGCCCTGACCGATAGTTCCCGCTTGATAATCGGAATCTACTCCTTGAGCGGTATAGCCGCTTGTGGAAGTTTGAGGAGCAAAAGTGGAATCTCTAGTGCCTGCTGTGTAGCCAGATGCTATGGTTCCGGGGGTATACGTTGGATCAAGGGTTCCTGCTGTAAAGCCTTGAGTCAGGCTTGCGTCTGTAGGTGCTGTGTAGCCAGAAGCTATGGTGCCAGCCTGATAATTAGAAAACTGCTGCTGAGGATTGAATCCAGAAGCAATGTTCATACCCATGTTAGTTGGCTGATAGCCTATCTGTGTGGCTATGTCGCTTGCCGATCTAATCTGCTGAGGAGTGCCAGCGCCAGCTATCTCTGCCATGCCTTGCATTGCAGTGGTTTCAAAGGGATTAAAGTCCTGTATCCGCTGACCCTGATACGTCTCGTATGGTCGAGTGCTTTCGTACACTGTTCGACCAAGCATCTCCTCATAGAAAGGCTTTGCATACTCAGGGAGGTTTGTCTGCGTTACTACGCTCTCGCTTTGTTGAGGGCCGCCACCACCTTTACTCATTTCTTAAACTCCTCTCGTAAACGACATATGATCGCTCAAATCCGTCTTGCTGAAGCCATTTCCAGAATCCCATCCTAGCAGTAGCTTCTATGCCGTCACAGTTATTATCTATTGCCCAGTCAGTAAATCGCTCAAGCATGTCCCAAACCCAGTCGTTGAACTTGTCACCGCCCAAAAACTGTATCGTAAGCATCCTTTTTGCTGGATAAGACACCAGTTCTGTAGTGCCTACCCCGTCTATCTTGTGATCTTCGTCAAAAGCCAGCCATAGGTGCTGATGTCCTAGCTTTATGGACTGGAGAAGTGACTCCTCATTCCACCTGCCTTTTGATCTTGCTACCGCTTTGAGTAACTGCCCTCTAACTTCAGGCCACAATGTCTCTGTATAATTAGGAGGAACCATTGTGATTGTGTGAGTAATTTCCCTTGGCGCTGTTTTGCTACGCACCTTTGGCTCACGGGATATATCCCTAACCCTTGTTTCGTCAAAGCTTAACAATTGGCTCATGCGGGTATTAGGCCTCCATCTCTAGCTACCAGTGGATCTGGCTGCTCTGTTGTCCCAGTCTTTTGCATCCTGATCTCATCAAGCATCGCGTCAAAACGCTTTGCGCCAGCGCCTGTGTCGCCGTCACCTGCCGCTGAGACTACGTCTGCTGGGATGATAAACTCGCCGGGAGACACTGCTACAGGCTGCTGACCGCCGATAGTGCCGGGAATCATGTCATCCATGCCACGCCCTTCACCCTCAATCACACCCTCTGTCTGAGCGTTAGGCTGAATGCTTTGAAGTACTTGCTCTCTAAGCATCTGGAAAGCCTCTGTTCCGTACTCATCCAAGAACCGATCAATAACAACTGAAGCCTCTTCTTCTGAAAGCTGACCCATGACAGCCATCATAGTCTGCTCTATGAGAGGATCTGCGCTTGGCACCGTGCCGCCTTCTTGCATGCCCATATAGGCGTTGGTGTAATCAAAAGACAGGTTCTGCATGTTTGGAGCAAACCTCATAAAGTCTTCTTCTTTGTTTCCGGTCAGACCTAAATCCGCAAACTCTTTCTTAGCTGCCTGATACTTTTTGCTTCCTACGCTCCTTCCTCTTCTGGGCGTTGTAGCAAGGGCGACTAAAGCGTCATAGTCTTTTTCAGACATAAACGGAGCAATGCCCTGACCCGTAACCATATCTGAAAAATCAACGTCTGGAGTTGTAGTGGTATCGGTAGTGGTATCGGTAGTGGTGTCAGTCTGAGCATCATCTATCTCAGGAATACGCTTTCTGAAATACTCAATCTCAGGCCCGAATCCGGGTCTGTACTCAACCTCTTGCAACTCTGGGGCAGTTTTTGCTACCGGCCCTCTAAGCTGCGCCTGTCTGGATGCGGCAGAGCCGTAGCCGAACCTAGCTCCTCCACCCATACCTTGATTAAAGCCGCCCATTGGGCCGCCCTCATTCATGCGGATTGGCGCTCCACCAAGGTTTTGAAGGTCGTTTACCTGACGCTGATACTCTTGAGGGTTCAGGGAAACGATACCGCCAGCCCGTGCATAGTTCGTAGGATCATATGCAGCGTACTGTCTGCCCATGCCAGAAGTGTCAATGCCAAAGTCTGTGCCAGCTAAATCCAGCGATGTGCCTAGCAGATCATAGGCACGATCCTCTTCTGCTTGTCGGTCAGCTTCAGTCTGCCGAGCCATCTGCTCGTAGCCTTCTTCCATCTCTATCTGACCTTGAAGGCCTGAACCGATAGCTAAAGGCAAGATCGCAGACTTGCTTGCCAAGCCTTTGCCTGTAGCAGCTAAAGCGTCTCCACTAGAGAAGGGTTGCGTAAGTCTTTCCCCGAATCCAGCACTGGTTCTTTGAGATATAAGCTTGTCGCTTAGTGTCTGCTGCAAACCCTGATTACTGGTTGCTTCCATCGCAGCTTTTGAAGCAGCCTCTATTGAGGCAGGATCTACAGCAGCAGCTTGCAATGTTGTTGCATCAGCAGCCAACTTAGCGCCTTCAGTAGTGGCTGTGTCTAAAGCAGAAGCAGTAACGTCAGCGCCTGTGAGAGCGTCTGAACCTGCGCCTAAAGCAGAACCAATGCCATAACCCATGAGGCCAGAGGCAAGGCCTTTCTTGAGGTCTCCGGTAATCGCAGTTGTGGCTAAACCAGAACCAATGGCCCCCGCTAGGGCGCTGTTAGCGCCGATTGTGGTTGCAAGACCAGCAAGACCGGCAGTAGCTCCACCTCCTATTGCCGTAAACGCCGCAGGGGCAAATGCACTAGCCAGCATGGGCAAAAGGAACGCAAACGCCTCTGGCTGTCCTGTCACAGGGTTGGTAGTAAGGCCACCCGGAACCATTGACGCTATACCCTGAACCTCTGCTGGGTTCATGTGTACAAGCATGCTGTCGCCATATCGCCCGTACTGAGCCATTTGCTCTGCCTGTGGCTGTAATGGCGCTTGTTGCATCTGTCCTCTTACATATTCCATTAACTTGTCTCCACACCGAATAGGTTAAAGCTTACGTTAGCGGCACTGGCGTAAACCTTGACCACATCCGCTTGACCAAGACACATGCCAATAACCACAGTTCTAGTGGTAGTGGCAGCAAGGGCTTCGTCAAAAAATATAAATTGTTTGTCATTTGCTGAAGCGCCAGCTACATGGACGCTAACCCTGAACGCGATGGCAGAGCCGCTTCTGTTGCATATGACTAGTGAACTAACAGTTGTTTGCGTCAGGTCTGGGACTGTATACAGTGTGGTCGTTGTCGTTGCCGAAACATCGGCCTGACCCAGAACCTTGATCGCATCTGTCATGAGGCACCCATCAGCAAGAACTGAAAGCGGCGCATGGCAAGAGAGCCTTCTTTATCGCCTTGAGTCTTAGCAAGAACCACATCATTTTCAATCTGATCCATCGCAAGCTCTAGGGTACGTCTTGTTAGCCCCTGCTCTTGCTGATCATACTCAGGTGTTGGTATGGGCAGAGGAGTTGTTCTTGTACCAGCCATTAGCGCCTCCCGTCTGAGCGTATATCAAAGCGCAGGTCACCAAGCCGCCAGCCGTAACCAGAGCCTGAGCTTTCGAGCCTGACAATAGGATGCCTAGCCCTAGCCCTGACATGATTTTGGTCTGTAGATGATGTGACCGTTGCCGTTGCAAGGGTGCTGGTGCTGCCCAGTGGGAAGTCTTTTCCCTTGATTGTCATAGCTATTGACGCATCAGAGGTTGTTCCGCTGAAAGCAAAGTCAGGTATGACCCGACTAATCATCATAAACCGCTGACCCTCTTCTATCTCTAGGTCGCCGCTTTCTACATAAGCGGTCATTGGGCTTCCATCATCGTCAAAGCCAACTTCATGAGAGTACAGGTAGTTGTTATCTGTATCTGTGATGACTGACGTAGCTAAAGGCTTGTTCCTTGTGCCAGCGCCACGCCATGCTCCGCGAACTAACGTGCCAACACTCCACAAGTTTTCTGCGTAGTTATAGCTGACATAGTTGGTTATTTCTGTGTCACCAGAACCTATTGGGTAATACCATATGACCTCAGAGAATGCGTTGTTTTCTGCTGCAAAGACCTTAAACGACTGATCCTCGTTAAGGTTGGAAAACACATAGTCTTTTACAGAGCATGGAAGAGGCTGCACAGATCCGTTGTAGACATAAAAGCCGCCTTTGTCCATAAAGTAGACGGAACCCCTAGCGTTGACCGCTGCGTTAGGACTGATCATAGATATGTCAGTGCTTACGGTTTGAAACTGGAACGTAAACGGTGCGCCAACAAACCGCATGGAGTGCAGGCTAACATCCGTAAATACCAGTATCTCTTGTCTGCCCTGAACCGCGCCAATGATTTGAGACCCTGAGTTGATTCTTACACCGCCAGCCGTGTTAGTGGCTGTAGGAGTCCAGTCTGCTGCGTTTTCCTGATCAGAGAACCGAATAAAAAGCGGGTCAATTTGGCTAGAGCCAATAGGATTAGACCCGAAAGCAATAACGTGCTGATCTATGTCGCTAACCATGACTTGTAGGGCAATGGTTGGCACGTTAGAGGCACCGGCTAAAGTGGATATGTTTACTCCTCTTGCGCCTGTACCTGAAGACTCGTCCCAGTAGTAAATACCGCCGCCACGGGGGTTGAATACTAGGTCTTCTCCAAAATTATCTTGGCTGAAAAGTCTTAGCTGACCTGCTGATGAGATACTACTTACGCTACCAAACGCAGTTACACCCCATCCTGCCGTGCCCCAGCCAGTGCCTGTAGCAAAGGTGTTGGTGCCAGTATTGATTTGATAGGCAGCTACCGTTGAACTGCCGCCATTACCAGTATCGCTTGCGTTGGCGGTTACAGTTGCACCGCTGGTGTCCTTTGCCACAATGGTAAACGTATTGGTCGTAGGCACAGAAGCAATCTGGTACTCCTGATTCAAAACCGCTGCGACTACATTGCCACCCAAGGACGCTGCGTCTGAGAAGGTAACGAAGTCGTTGACCACTGCACCGTGAGAATTCTCGGTAACCGTAATTGTTGAAGAGCCGTTAGTTGCTGCAAAGGTTGGGTCGCCAGCGCCAGAAGTTAGCCTTATCGGCGTAACATCGTTGAACAGATCACCAGACACCACATAGAACTTAAGATGCGTACCAAGGCCTATGTAACGTATAGACTCCAAAGAAGACCAGTCATGTATTGACCGGCAAACTCCTAAGAACGAAGTCTCAGAAAACTTTTCCCATCCACCAATCTTTTCAGGCCTACCCTGCCTAAATCGAATCTTGTCAGCATCAAACCATCCAGCATCAGCAGAATACTCTGTGCCTTCTTTGTTGACACCGGGAGCAAATTTTATCTTGCTAAGAGGCATGTTTAACGCCTACGCCCACGCCTGCCGCGAGACTTAGTAGGTGCTTTGCGTTTTTTCTTTACGGCCTCGGTGTTTGGCTTTGGAGGCACAGGCTTTCGTCTCCCCTTACTCCTACCTATACTTTTGGCAGGCTTAGGCGTAGAAGCTTGTGGAGGAGGCTGTACAGCGGCAACTTGCCGCCTAACTAGCTCCATGACCTCGGGGTCAGCCATGCCGCCAATTCCACCCATCATGCCGCCAACTCCACCCATGCTACCTATATCAGCTATTGGGTCTGTTTTAGTTACGCCAAGTTTGCCTAAGAATCCGCTTTGACCAGACGCTCGCCTTTGTTCTTGAGCTTGCTTGATGTTTTCTATTTGCTCTGGTGTGAGATCGGGAATAGCTCCGCTAAATAAACCACCAGACCCCGGCCCAGCTTCTGCTAATGCAGCCTCATAACCCGGATCACCGGGAGCTATGGCGTTGGAAAACAAACCGCCCATACCGCGCAGACTATCGCCCAAAGACTGATCCATTACTGGCCTTGGTGTAGGTGTAGGACTTACTGGGGCGGGTTGGGTTGCGGGCGCGGCTGGCTGACCCGTCATTATTTGACCTATACCGCCGCCCTTTTCACCACCCATACCTGTTGATGGGCGAACATTGACAGGAGGCATTGCAGGCCCACCAAACATCTGGCCTTCACCACCAAATTGATCCATCATCCCGTCTGTAAAAGCAAATCCTCCACCACCACCTCTACCGCCTCCAAGAATAGCCTCGCGCCGTTGACGAGCAGCTTCTTGTCTAGCGGCCTCTTCAGCAGCAAGACGGTCTGCTTCAGCCGCAGCTTCTGCTTCAGCCGCAGCTTCTGCCGCTATGCGATCCCTTTCTGCTTGAGCGGCAGCTTCGGCAGCAGCGCGTTCAGTTGCTATACGGTCTTGTTCTGCCTGTGCCGCAGCAGCTTGTTCTGCTGCAATTCTATCTCTTTCTACTTGAGCGGCTGTTTCCGTAGCTGTTTGCTCTGCCGCAGCGCGTTCTTGAGCCGCTATAAGCATGTCTCGCTGACGCTGCTCTTCAGCTTGCCTGCCCTGCGTTATGGCATCAGTTGTTACACCAGCATCAAACGTCTGGAAAGGCTGCCCTGTAACGGGATTGATACCTTCCATAGGGTTTGGAGACGCCTGCTGAGGTGTTAGGAAAGCTCCGGTCTGTGGAGCGCCCATAGGATTTTGACCACCAAGCAATGCTGCTATGCCTGTAGGAACGCCGTAGTTAGGATTTCTTGAAAGGAGAGGCTGACCCTGCATCTGACCGTAGCCAACAGGCAGTCCGGGCGGGGTAAAAGAATTTGCCGGTGCAGCAGGAGGCGCAAACCCTAATTGTTGAGCATTAGCGCCAGTCTGCATATTTCGATCAAATAAACCCATTACTGATACTCTCCGGTTCTGATCATTTCAGTCAGCCTTATGGCCCTTGTGCCTACTTGTTTTGCCCATTTGCTATCCATAAATTCATCAGCAGCCACATCAAACTGCTCACGACTCATGGCAGTGAGAGCCTTTACAAACCCTCGTAATCTGGTCAGACCAAGGTTAAAGCAAATGTCGATCATGGCGTCTTGTCTAGCCTCGTTCATAGCGACGAACCAGAAGTAAGTCTCAGATAGCTCTCCCTTTACTCGCTCTATGTCATTTGCCAGTAAATAATTAATTTCGTCATCAGACAAACCAAGGCCCGACTCTGAGATGTTTCTGCCGACACCTATGGTCTCAAAGCCAGCAGAACACAAATAAACCTTAGACTTGACGCCTTCATGGCGTTTAATCATTTCAACGAGCTTGCTCATTACTTCTCCCGTGCTACAGAGTTGACCTTCTCGTAGCTTCTCATAGCGCCCAATCCGAGCATACCCATCATAACGGGCACCAGAAGCGTTGTATCTACCTCTGGCACATCTACCCAGATGCTGATTATGTTGGCGATAATGGTGTTGTAGAGCAGGCCCAGCGCACAGATCCAACCGATTGCCGGGCGCCACCCGGCAACAAACAAGCTCTTATGTGCCGCCTCCATCTTGTTGATTTCAAGCTGGCCCTTGAGCGCCTCATGCGATTGCTTCTCGGCAAGCGTAGCGATTTCGTGACTAAGGCGGTTTTTTTGATCCTTATCTTCTATGAACTTGTCTAGTAGACCTGTGACCGGCCCAACGAGTGACGCAACAATACTCATTTACTGTTCCTATTTTGCCATGCGGATGCACCAAAAAATGCCGCGACGAGACCTGCAATTGCCACGAAGTACGTTGCAGCCATCGATCCTAGTATATTCGCTGCTTGCTCCAGACCGATCCAGCTACTAACAACCACAAGGCTTGGGTACAACAGCATGCCCCACAAGGCAAACCAAGCCATGTATCTTTGAGACTGCGCCTTTTCATGCTGTAGTTTTAACTCTTGTAACTGCTGACTTGTTTCTAGCTCATCATCACTAACCACGCCGTCACCGTCTGTGTCATAACCGGCATACTCACTGTTTTTTTCTAACTTCTTTGCTGCCATCAATCGTATGTCTTTGTATTTTGATTAATTCTTTTTGGTATACAGTAGGCGCTAATGTTGGTTTGTCGTTGTACTCTGCGGTCTTTGACCAGATCTACCTTGCCCGACTCGACCCACTGTGCAAACTGATTGCACCGTTGAATATTGCGGAAATAGAACTGATCGGCAATCGGCTCACCTTCAACAAGCACCACTAGCAGAAACGCCATTATCATCCGTACACCCTTAACATAATTACAAAGCCCATTGCGATTATCGCTCCGCCCACGATTAGGGTGGTGGCTCCCACAAGTATCTGGTTAACCAAATGTCGTCGGGCTTTGACCTTTTGCGCGATCATCTTCAAGTGCGCTTGTCTATCCAGCTCTTGCTGCTTTTTTGCGGCCTTGAAGTCGTCAAGGAGCTTGGGGTCTGCGACGAGGAGCAAATCGTGGACGCTCTGCCAGTGCCGGTCATATTGCCTTTTTAACATTTGCAGCTTCAAGATTTCATTCTGAGTGAGCGGCTTGAACGTGCTTTGGCGACGCCTAGCCTCGAACTCAGTGATGCCCTCCCCAAAATCGGAGATCATGCCCATCACTTGATGGACACCTTGCCCTGTCTCGTTAACCTGAGAGATCAGGCCATTTATGGCCGAAAGGGTGGCAGAGGCCGCTGCGATTGATTCAATCACCATTGGGGATTACCCCATGAAAAACTGCGGCAAAGCTGCCGCTGCAATCAACGCATACAATCCGTAAATAAGATGCTCTAGGTGCTTAAACTTGGCAGAGCCTTCTGCAAGGCGCTCTTCGATACGCTGGTAACGCAAGGCACACTCTCGCTCATGGGCGTTGACTTCGTTCAATGCTTGTTCGCCTTTGTCGCTCATACCGATATATTCACTCGTTGGGTAGGCGCTAATGGTTGCGCTTTTACCTTGTTACCTTCTTTGGTGTACATAGTCGGTATGATCGTTTCCACCGCCTCTCGCACAGTCTCGCCTTCAGCGCCTGTTCTTAACCGCTCTTGTTTTTGTACCGCTATCTGCTTCCAACTAATTTGAGCAGATTCGCTGACCGAACCTACGTCCATAGTCGTTACTGGAGCTTGCCAGAAACAGCAGGCTCTTCATCTTCGGTAGTCTTAACCGCATTGACGATAGCGTCACCGTAAGCACTCAGCACAACCTGACGCTCGTTGATCTGCATTTGTAGCCGTGCGATTTCTTGACGAATCTCAGCAACGCGAGCAACGTGCATCTGGGTCTCGACGGTCAGGTCTGACACGTTATGTTCTTCGTCGTTAATGACAATCGTTTGCTCTTCGCTCATTACCAAGGTACTCCGTCAGCGGTTGTAGGGTTCTTCTGAGCGTCTATGTTGGCCTGTAAGGCTGTTTCTGTGGCATCTTGGTCTACACCATTGGCCCAAATCCAGCCCTCCACATCGGCTTGTGTGACGCTGTCGTAAGCTACAAAGTCCGATGCAGATGCGTCGTAAGTAAGGCCACAAGTGCCATAAGAAGATGCGGTGTAGGTAACAGCGTTATCGCCAGTGCCCACTGTTTCCTCTGCGTTGCAGCGCCAGTGCGCCACGTTGATGCCACCGTCAGCGATAACGTGTTCGCATGTGGGGATAGTCCAAGTGAAAGTTGCCATTAGTTGTTCTCCAATTGAGTTATACGAGCTTCAAGTTCTTGGATTGTTGCCACGAGTAGCGGCACTAATTTTGATTGGTCGATGCCTTGATATTTAGGATTACCGTCATCATCGACCGCGTCTTTTTCACCATCGACGGCCTCTGGCACTATTGATGAAACTTCGTGCGCTAAAAATCCGTCCACTGTTACGTCTGGTTCACGAATAAAATTAAAGCGTTTCGGTGCCAACTGTTTGAGTCTTGTTGTAGCCCCTGTCAAATCCGATATGTTTTCTTTGAGCCGATAATCAGAAGACGTACCGTATGAAGTGCTGCTAGATCCAACAGATATTCGTCCTACACTGGAGTTATTCTGCCGGAAATCCATTTTGTAAATGGCTCCGGTACTATTGTTGTTATTGAGAATGAAACTTTCATTTTCTGATGTCAGATTGAATGAAAATGTTGCAGTGCCACTCGTTCCAATGACAGAGCCTGTGGTGGTTAAGGCGCTGTCAGTTTTGCCTACCATTAGGGTGCCGCTTGCGTCTATCCGCATACGCTCTACTGAACCAGAGTTGTTTGATGCTAAGAATCTAAAGTTTTCATACAATGAAGCATGGGGTCTATGTGTGGATATATAACCGCCTTGGTTATCTTGTGCAAAGTCTCCGTATTGCGTAGGGCTACCGACCCTATTTGCCCTAATAACGCCTTCTACAGTAAACTTTTCGCTAGGCAAATTGGTTGCTATACCCACGTTGCCGCTTGAATCGATGCGCATGCGTTCTTGATAGGCATTAGACGTATCGTTAGTGTAGAAAAGCATATTTGCGCCAAACGCTGTACCATCTGTTTTGCTTTCTATCTTTGATCTGACAACATTACTACCGCCAAAACCACCCCCGTTATTTCCATAAAGGGTAATACTTCCTGCTGCACTAGCACCACTAGCCGCTGATACTTTAAGCCTTCCGTCTGTGCTTGAGCTACCAATACCGACATTCCCGCTTGAGTCGATGCGGAGGCGTTCTGTGGCGGCTGTGCTAAACAACATATAATTACTTGCATGGTTATAAATAACCCGACCAACATCTTCGTCGGCTGTATCACCAAAGAACAATCGGCTTTCACCACTAGCGCCAGCAATAATAGATATATTTTGACTTGATGCCGCTACGTTTGTTGATTGCGTTATAAAGCCAGTTTCTGTAGCTAATGTTGGTAAATCAGATGCTGAGCCAGTTCTAATTTGATGAAGCTGTTTGCTTGGACTGCTAGTACCAATGCCAACATTACCGCTTGCATCAAAGCGTGCGTACTCTTTATCGTAGCCCTCAATGGCTAGATAACCATTGCTTGGGGTCGCTCCCCATGCCTGTATTTTAGTTCCTCCAGAGGTGTTGCCGTTGGCAATGTTCAAAATGCCGTTGGCAGTATCTACGGTTAATGCCCCGTAGGGGCTGCCAGTACCAATACCCACATTGCCTGTCAAAAAACTATATGTTAAGGCAGAACCGTCACTTGTTATTGAAAGGCCATTTGAAACGCCAGTCTGACCTGCTTGAAAGATATTTTGAGAGCCAGCATCTGCTAGTACGTTTAGCTTGTAGTTAACGCTACTCGTACCAATACCTACGTTGCCTGATGAGTCGATGCGCATGCGTTCTGTGCCAGCAGTAGTAAACTTTGCACCAGCAGAGCCATCTAATGTTTGTATCCCGAAACGACCAGAACCACCTTCATAAAGTTGTAAAAGGGCGCTTCCGCTAGTCGCGTTTACATTTAAGACGTTTCCTGTGCCCTCAACCAACATAGTCCCATATGCACTAGCGCTTGCTGAGCCGACACCTACACAATTATTCCCACCATCAACAAACAGCATATTGGCGTTGCCGTCAGACTCAACGCGGAAGTCTAGGTCTTGGCTCCCTTCGTTGAAGACTGTTTCTGTAGAGTTGGAAAACAATCTTGACCTTGCAGTTCCATTCAACATTGCTGTGAAGTTTATTGAACCGTCTTCGGTTCCATCAGAAACATCAACTGCTTTTACCTCAATGATTCCATACTCTATTTTTTCGCTGGCATCATTTTCTCCAAAGAACTTAATAAGTCCTAAATCGTCATCATCTGCCGGACTAGAAGAATTTCTAAACATTTCGAGAATTGGGCCGTCAGAGGCATCTGCATCAGTAGAAACAAGAGCCACCTGTGCAGTGTTGTCCGCAGTCGTAAAAGTGGCATTAGTGCCCGTAAGGGCACCACCAACATCTAAAGCTCCAGACACAAAGAACGATGGCACAGACAGATCAGTAAACGCATCAACCATCGCAGCGCCTGAACCTGCACCATCACTGTAGATAGCTTTGGTCTGACCATTAGCAATTGTGATCGTAGCACCAGAACCTTGCTTGATAATGATCGACTGTGATCCACTCGTTGCGTTCTCAATAAACCACAGCTTAGAAACGGTGTTCGGCCCTATAGTGATGGTGCAAGTTGAATCAAGAGTGCCAGTATATTTGAGGAAGAGACTGCGGCCCGGATCAGTAGACCCATCAGCAATAGTAGTAGTATGAGTATCAGCATTAGTCGTAATAGCTTCCGTCCCAAAGGAAAAAGCCTCAGAAATTAACTCTAAATTTGTATTCGTACTGGTTCCCCATGTACCCGCCTCATCGCCAGTGGCAATCTCTTTGAGCCGTAAATCGTTAACGTAAGTTGCCATTTATCTTCTCCGACTTTTAGTCTTAGGCTTTGGCTTCTTCATAGAAGCAACATGCTTTTTCAGCACTTCAGCTTGTTTCTTGTGTGTCTTAGAGGCTTTCTCTAATCCCTTAATAACTTTCTTGACCTTGCGTACCATTACGCTACCTCTTCCCAATCAGGTGTTTGAGGTGTCGATACAGTTGACCAACTAGGTGTTTGACTTGTTGAGATAGTTGACCAACTAGGCGTTTGATCGTCATCGACAAGCCCCCATACATTTGATGTCCCAGTCGCCCCAGTAGCAGATACCCCAGTAGGAACAATGTTGGCAGTACCTGTAACCGATACTGAACCGACTGAACCAGTCGCTTGAAATCCATTGACTGAGATATTGTTATCGCACTTGAGCGTAACACTACCCAGTCCACTTGTTGCAGATACGCCCGTAACGCTGACATCCGCATTCGCAGAGACGGATAAAGATCCAACTGCTCCAGTTCCCGCCACACCCGTAACAGAGAACGTAACACCTGATCCCTCAACGATAGAGACCGACCCGACTGCCCCTGTGCCAGAAACGCCTGTGACAGAGACAATTGCGTCTGCCGTGACTGTGACAGACCCGACAGCGCCTGTACCAGCAACGCCGGTAACCTCAACAGGTATCGCTTCATTCCACGCACCTTGCCCCCAAGTACCTCTGCCCCAGCCATTAACAATTGCCACACGCTACTTCCTGTGTCCAGCCGTCTTCTTGGCTATCTTTTTAGGCTGCTTGGAGTGTTGCTTGCCTTTCTTTGTGTCTGCCCGTTTCTTTCGGGAAGTGGCAGCGTACTCCTTGTCCGATAAAGCCTGTCTAGCCTTCTTCGGGAGATACCTTTCACCTGTCGCCTTTTTGCCTTGAGTTGATGGTTTACCCGACTTGGTTCCCCAATCTTGCTTAGTCCACTTCTTAAGGCTCTTTTGAGACTTCTTCAATGGCATTACTTGTAACCACCACCCGCGTCTTTGTAAGCCTTTGCTAACATTTGGGCTTTACGCGCCGACCACTGCCCCGGCTTGCCCCCCTTGCTTCCAGCCTTAATCCTATTAAATTGACGCTTACGCATCTCAGGCTTTGTGTAGTTTCCAGCCTCGTTAACTCTAGACTTTGACTTCTTTTTTGCAGGCTTCTTTGCTGCTGGCATTTTAGGCAATCCTTATAATCGCGTTACTTGCATCAGCGGTAGGGAACTGAATAGTAAAATCACCAGCCGTTGATGTCTTGTCTCCACCAAACGCAAGGCTACATACGGCAGGGTCTCCAGAGGCTGATTCATTGAATATCAGCGCCCCGTTTGCCGTAATTGTGCTGCTAGAAAATGTCAGGTTGGCAAAATCTGTAAACGCTGTTGTGCTGGAGGTCGTTGGGTCAACACGGGTCAGTGCAGCACCTTTAGCTGTATAGCCCGTGCCAGATACCTCGTTGGATGTCGTATACGCAGTTGTGCTTGCATTTAGAGTTGCAGAACTTGTGTACAGGGCTAGATTGAAGGTGCTTCCACCAGTGTTTTTGAAGTTGTGTACTGCCTCCATAAGCTCTTTCTTGAAACTTGTACACATTGCACTCGTAATAGACATTATAGCCTCCTGATTATATCAGCCATGTCTTTATGACCTTGGCGATCTAGTTCGGCAATCAGCGTGGTTCTATCGCTCTTTATCGCCTCTTTAATGTATCTCAAGACTGTAACTTTAACAGCCTCTTGGAATTCTTGCGCCTGCTCTGCTATGACGGGATGACAATTACCGCCGACACTAACAATACTGTCTGCGGCTGACTTCGCCCAAAACTCAGGGCTATGACCGCCATTCTCAGTTGCCGTGACAATAACGCTACCAACTTCCATAGAAAGCATTATCTGTTGGCCCTTACGGCTCCAGCCCTGTAGCTATCAGTGGTGTTGTAGCCCTCACCAAGAGCCTTCAACTCTTCTAATGCCTCATTATACCTTGTCGCATAAAGCTGCATTAAATCTGGGTCTCCCTTCAAAAACGTGTATGCCTCCACCAAGCAACCATAAAGCAACGCATTTTCTGCGTTTGTGCCTAGCCAGCTTGTGCCGTCACTAGCAACGGTAATTGACTCAGGCTTATAGAAGTAATGTATTTCGGCAGAGTAATTTGCGTTTGGCGTTGGGCCTAGAATAAAAACTTGCTCGTTAAACAAAGCGTAATGCTTTGGCACCCCCGTTGTAGAAGCGACGGGGTAAGCCTCCCTGATGAAATTAACGTCCTTACGAATCAAAAACTCATAGCCGCTGTTATCTATTGACAGAGAATACGTTGCCAAAAAGTCAGATGGCACCGCTAGGTATTGGTTGGACTGAGTTGTTGTGCCTGTAGCGTTCTTTCTAAAGTCCGGCAACTGAACCGACTTGAGTATTCTTTCTTCTGCCTGCGTAATAATGGTTGGCAGGTCAGTAACAAATGTGGATTCGTTTGACTCAACGTAATCCTGTATTGCTGTTTTTAGCGTTGTGAATGTAAATGCCATTAGCTTGTACTCACGGTTACTATGCCAACGCTACCAAACATATCCAAACCAACTTGGCCTACTGGGTTAAAGGAGGTTAACAATCTGCTTTGATCCAGACCTTGATCTGGTCTTGGGTTTCTCAAAGCCTGCGGATCATCCATACGAATCCTGCCAAGCTTAAGCTGTGGTTGATCTGGGCTGTTAACGTCGCGACCAACCAAAAAACCAGTAGGCCTGCCGTTTACGATTTGAGGCACAAGATCTTTTAACGGGTATCGAAACCCTGTTAGGTCGCAGTAGCCGAATGCATGTTTACCACTAGCGTAAGCGCCCATACGTTAAAACCCCGGTGCTATGTATATGGATGCCTTCTCTCTGTCAGCGTCAGCAGCTAAGTTCCATTGCTCCTCGTAATCAGCCTTCAGCACCGATGAGCGGGATGATGCGTTTGGAAACTTAAGGCTTAATTGATAAGACAGTCCCGCAACCAAGCAAGGCAGGAACCTAGCCGGTACGTCCATGTTGTTTGAAGCCGCAGAGCCTGCATCATCGATGCGCTCTAAGTAGTAATAAACAAACGTATAGGACGCGCTGTCTGGCACAGGCCAAAGGTTAACCGTGATCTGTGCTGGCGCTTTGTCTATCTGATACTGCAAAGGCTTACTTTGTGTAAGCTTGTTTGACAGATGAGCGTACTGACTTACAGATATCCTGCTCAATGTTTGATCTTGTTGGCTAGAACTGTCACCCGCATTGGTGCGAACAAACGCTTCTATGATGTCGAATATCTTTGCATCTAATGCGTAAGCAGACGTTCCCTCAGTAAGGGCTTGCGTACCTTCTTTGACAGTCCACAGGTTTAAGCCTCTGTTCTGCCATTCCAACATAAGCAGGTTAATGCTTCGTCTAGCCGTGCGATAATCATAGCCACTACGAAGCTCTAAGCCAGCGCGTTCAAACGCCTCTTCCATAGCATCAGAGAGGTCTAGGTTAAATGCATATGTGCCGCTAACAGCCATCTAGATCATCCGACCTTTGGTCTTGCCTCTAATAGCCATACCATCAATAGACTTCACTTTGCCGCCAGCTTTCATCCCATCCATACCGCCAGTACCGCCTGTGGCAGACATAATTTTTTGCATACGCTGTTCTTCAGCGGCATCAGCAGCTTCTCTTTCTAACCGCCGATCTTTCTTTTTATCTCGTCTGTTTTTTAGATACCCAGCAAGAGGGCTTATCGCCGCTAAAGGTTCTTCAGCAATGAGTCCAACCAAACCACCGCCAAGTATACCAAGGTCTTTCTTTCCCATTACGGCCTCCTAGCCTTCTGCTTCTTTTTAGAAACACGCTTCTTTTTAGATGGCGCGTTCTTAATTTGTTTGCCCATTTGCGCTCGACTAATCG